ACGCGGCACCTGCTCGATCACGGGCACGAATGCGACAAACGATGCGACACTCAGCCCTGCGGTGGTGACCGCTAACACCCAGCTTGCCTACCTCGGTCAAGCGCAAGATATCGCTGATTCCGGTTGGGGAACCAAATATAGACTACGTTTGTCGATTCAGTCTACGACAGCCGTCAGGGCCACGCGTGATGACGCCGGGAATATCGGGACCATCGTGGCGACGATCAACTGGCAAGTTACAGAATGGTACTAGGAGAGAATCATGCACACACGGAACTATGTGACTCTGAATGATAGTGGTGTTGTTGTTGGGGATGTCGAGAGCAGCACATCGCATGAGGAATGGCAGAAGTTCGACCTGTTGCCACTGCCGCCGACGCAGATCAACGTCACGGATCACCCGGACTGGCAGGGCGTCGGGTCGCTGATCCGACACACGCGGAACTCGGCGACCGGGAGATTCGCGGCCCCACCACCGGCACCGCCAGTTGATCCGCTCGATGAGCCGTTGACGCCACGCGAGCAGCGCCAGTTCTTACGCCGGATTGCCCAGCGGACGGATCGGATCGCGTAGATGGCCGATCTCGTCATTGACACCCTACACACAGAGGGAGATGGCATGTTCCAGTCCCGCTCAGGAGTTGCCCCGTAGTGGCTGATCTAACGATCGCGTCACTACGGGGCGGTTGAGCATGAATAATACTGACCCCGCCATCGGTGTGCCGACAGATCAGAGCGTGCTCGCGCAAAACGTGGAATACGTCGATTCCATGCTGGGCGAGCGGCGCTTAGGCACGAGTGCGATCACGCTCCCGTCGTTTCTGAGCGACCGCGACCGGGTGCCGTTTCTGTTTCGGCATTTGCCCACGGCGGATGAGACGGCGGCGGAACTGTGGGCGCTGGGCGTCACCGGGACCACCACGGCCAAACTCGGGCGGAAGACGACGGTCTGGTCAGAGATCACGATCTCCGATACGCCGCTGCTCACCGGGCTTACGCAATACCGCTGGCAGGCCGTGACGTTACACGGGAAGATTCATTTTGCCTACGATTCTGATGTGGATCGGCTGCACGTCTGGGATGGGACATCGATGCGCCGGTCTGGGATGGGGATCTCGGCGGCACCCACGGCGGCGAACGCGGGATCGGGATCGTTGTCTGACACGCGCTACGGGCGGGTGCGGTATGTGGATATTGTCGGATCGACAGTGACGCGGCGCGGCGAGGCATCGGCGGTAAAAACCTTCGCCCCGTCTGGATCGGGGTCGAGTATTACCTGGACGAAACCCGCGACGATTAGCGAGGGTGAGACGCACTGGGAGATCGAGTTATCCCTCGACAACAGCACGTTTTACCGCATGAGCCGGATCGTGGTCGGGACGACGACGTATAGCGACACGGACACGGTCTATACCAGTGGCACACTGAGCGCAGACGCGGGGGACTACACCGTGCTCCCGAGCGCCCGCTACCTCACGACAGACGAGGACCGGCTGATGTGGGCGGGGAGTTGGGAAGACGACGACCAAGCCTCGCGTGTGGGCTGGACGCCTGTGTTCAACGCGACCGGCGACGGGAACGACGAGCGGTATGCCACGGACACTGACCCCACGCTAGACCTCGACACGTATGAGCATGGCCCGATTACGGGCATCAGCGCCCCGATCTTCGGGGCGATCTGGGTCTTCAAGCGCAGCGCGATCTACCGGCTCACCCGCTCGGGGTCTCCGGATGCGGCGTATGACGCGTCGAAAGTCACTGACGCCGTCGGGGCGATGCACGGGTCGGTCCTCTCTGGGGTGGATGAGGTGGGGCAGCCGTGCATCTACTTTATCGACGACGAGCAGGGGCCGTGCCGGGTGGGGATCGGCGGGATCAAACGCTGCGGCGAGGATCTTCGCACGACGTGGACCGGACTGAACGTGGATGCCACGGCGGTCGCGGTGTCGGGGCTGTATTACCCGAAGAAGCGGCAGATGATGTGGAACGTTGCGACCGGGGCAAGTAATACGCCAGACACCCGGCTTGTGTTGCATGTGGACAAGGCTCGTCCCTTTGCGGACGGTGTGCGAAAGGGCTGGACCCTCTGGACGGGGGACATTGCCAAGGCGCTCTCGATGTGCCTCTTTGCGGACAACATTGAAGACAACGCGGCGCGGAGCTTTTCGCTAGTGCCCTTTATCGGTCTGACGGGGCTGGGCTATGTCCAGCGGTGTGAGACTGGCGTAGACGACAACGGCGTGACGTATACGGCGACGGTCACGACGAAGCCGATCACCATGAAGAGCACGATGCACCAATTTGGGATTCGTGCGGCGTCGATCATGGGGAAGGCCACGACTGCGGCGGCGGTGGATGTGAGTTGCGTGCGGAACTTCGGGTTGGAAACCACGGCCACTGTCTCCAGTGTGACGTTCACCGCGTCCGGGAGTGAGACGGAGGCGATCAAGTCCCTCGACGACTTCAAAGGCATGGAGATGTCGGTCGCCCAGTTCACCTTCACGGATATCACGGTCCCGACGGCGCAGTGGCAGTTGAATAGGTTTGACGTGCTCGGGGTGTCGGGGCAGGGGGCGTAATGTTCGCCACAAAATATCGTGAGTTCCTGCTGACGGTGCCGGGGCTGTGGGAAGAACTGGACGAGCACTACCAGCGGCTCAATACGTTCCTGCTGAAGGCGCACGACAACACGGGTGCGCTGATCGTGGACCCCGGCGGGGACGGTCTCGCTATCCCGGTCGTGATCGCGTCTGGCGGGACGGGTGCTATCACGGCTCCGGCCGCGAGGGCATCGCTTGGGGTGGCGATTGGAAGCAATGTCCAGGCGTGGGACGCGGAGCTGGACACGATCGCGCAGGCCGCGCTCATTACGGGGTCGGGGTTGGGCCTGACTCGCACGCTGTTTGTGGAGACCGCCGATAAGACCATCGCTAATACCACGACTGAAACCACTATGTTCGGGACGGGGGTCGGAAGCCTGACCCTCCCTGCGAACTTCTGGATCGTGGGTCGGACGCTCAGGATTGAGATCCACGGGGACTTTGCGGACACGGGGAATCCCACAGCAGAGGTGCAGGCGTATCTCGGGTCCACGTCCTGCATTGACTCAGGGGCCATTACGTTGGCGGGGTTGTCGGGCACTGAGGAATGGGAGTGCGTGGTCCTCATGACGTGCCGCTCCACGGGAGCCTCGGGCACGATCGAGACAGTGATCGACTGGGAATACGAAACCTCTACCGGGAGTTCGTCTATTGAGCGATTGGACGTGGCGGGGACGCTCACCACGATCGACACGACAGGCACATTGGTTATTGACGCGACGTTCCAGTGGGGGACCGCTGCGGCGGCCAATACGCTCATGTCAGAGATCGGGTTCGTGCAGGTGTTGAGTTAAAAGGGGCACGCTATGGAATACGGGGACGATTTCGAGGACGGGTCTGACGTTAACTACTGGGACATCATGGGGCCGAAGGCGCTCTCTGATGCCACGGTAGGCGGCATCTACCGCGATCGTCTGGGGCGTGAGGCAGACCAGAATGAGCGGGACTCGGTGTACGAGAACAACCAGTCATGGGTTGATCTTGGCACAGAGGTGACAGCGCGAGCCAATAACGCCACGGATCCTCCTCCGCCGACTGGTCCTCCGCCGACTGGTCCTCCGCCGACTGGTCCTCCGCCGACTGGACCGTCTGGCCCCAGTGGCCCCAGTGGACCACAGGGGACGCCGTCGCAGGCGTGGAACAACCAGGGCCAGAACCTCATGCCGGACTGGTCCGCCGGGATGATGTCGGCGCAGATGGCCCAGCAGGAGGCCGCGAGACAGCAAGCGCTCCAGCGATCCAACGCCTTTTACGGCCAGTTGCAGCAACGGGCACAGCAGGGGTTGAATATCGACGCCAGCGACCCGATCATCAGTGGGCAGGTGGACGCCTACCGCAACGAGGGCACGCGCTCGCGGAACGACTACCTGGACACCATCGCGGAGCGTGGCGGGGCGCTGGCGAATATCCAGGGCGAACGCCGGATGACCCAAGAGCGTCTCGGGCAAGGCGTGGGCGGGTTTCAGGCGCAACTCTTGTCACGCGAATTGCAGTCGCGGAGGGATGAGATCGCGCAAGCCCTCCAGATGCAAGGGAGCATGTTGTCGGGCGATCAGCAGCGGAACCTCCAGATGCAACTCGGGATGATGGATCAGGCCATTGGGGAGGCTGGGATCAGTCTCGGTGCGCGGGGGCAGGACCTCCAGGGAGCGCTCGGCTTCGGGGGGCTGGACCTCCAGCGGCAGGGGTTGTATCAGAACAACGATCAGTTCATGCGGGAGCTGGCTTTACGCGAGTGGAACGACCGGAATAAGTGGAACTATAACTGGGGCACGATCTAGGAGGTTGTGATGGGGTGGAAAGAAGTACTCGGCGGAATCGCTGGGATCGGCGGCATCGCGGCGGCGCCGTTCACGGGCGGCACATCGCTGTCGTGGGTGCCTGCGGCGCTTGGGGCGGCCGGGGCCGGGTTGGGGGCCATGAGCCAATCACAGGCGAGCAACCGGGGAAACAAATTCGCGGGCCAGTCCGATCTCGCGCAACAAATGATGATGCGCGACCTCGGGCAAGGGAACCTGGAAGGGCAGGCTGATCGGGACTTCCACAGCCAGAGCCTCAGCCGCGAGCAGGACGGGAGGGCGGGGCGACAGGACGCGTGGCGCAAGCTCCAGTCTGCGGAGCGCACCGTGTCGCCGGGGGCACAGCCTCAGCTCAGCACGTATTCCATCGCCCCGAGAGAGGCCACGGCGAACGAGCGCAGCGGCGCGGGAGCGCTGAGCGCGGAAGTGTTGGCGAGATTGCAGGGCGGGAACCCACTACCCGACGTGACTCGCCGCGATGTGAGCGTGCGCGATCCCAACGATTCGGTTGATCGTAGGCTACTCGACGCCTCAGGGAGCGAGCGAGCGATGGGCGGGCTGTCTGCCCTCTTGGGTGGGCTAGGGAGCGGGCTACAGCAGGCAAGCAAGGGCGACCCTGATGTCATGGCGAGACTCCGCGACGAGTACTTTAGGAAATACGGTCGGCCTGACGGTGCACGGGGTGGCTCCAACCCCCGCCCCGGAGGGTTTATCGAGCCAGGATCGTTTGGGTCGGACGTGAGCCGTAACCCATACTTCCCGACGAGGTAGCTGAGATGCCCCGCTATGACTTCCGGTCCCCCGGCGCTGATGCCGGGAACGCGATCCAGCAGTTTCTCGTTCAGCGGAAAATGGAGGAGCGCCAGCGGATGTTGGATGCCGCCGCGATGGAAAAGCAGAACGCCGACATACAGCGCCAGTCAGAAGCCATCGCCGTTCAGCGGCAGCAAGTAGAGGAGTCGGCCCGACTGCGGGAGTTGACACAGACGGGCCTGGACGACGAGCGGTTATTCCGGAGGGCCACGACGATCGCTGGGAACGCGCTCCCAGGCGATCCGGTGGATGAGCAGACTGCCGCGATGTTGTCTGAGCAGGGGTATGGGGGGCAGGTCCAAACCGTCCCAGGGGTTATATCGCAGGGTCCAATGGTGGAGGCCGAGAGCGCTGAGAATGACTATATCCCCACCTATGGGGTAAACCAGGCGCCGGATCAGTCGGTTATGCGTGGCGGGAGCCGTTTCCTGTCGGCGCGGGCGACCGAGGCCGCTAGAGCCGAACAAGCGGCAGCGACCGCTGCGGCCAGCGCCGAACGATCGGAAGCGTCTAATCAGGCACGGGTAGACATAGCGAGTTTTGCCGCACAGGGCCAGCGGGAAACGGGCGCCCTCCGGAATGAGTTACTGCAAACGCAGGTCGATACGGCGAACCAGAAACAGGAGGACGCCAGATTAGCGGGTGAGCGGGCGCGTGTTGGGGAGCTAGATTTCGCCAACGGCGTGATGACCGAATTAGATAGGCTGATGGTCGTCGATGAGTCTGGGGCATTCAGGTTAAACGACAATACGAAGAAGGTAGTAGGCGGGGCGAGAGTCCCGGCCCCGATTGCCCGGTTGGGTTTGCCTGGGATGAGTGACCAGTCGGATGCGATATTCGCCATAGATAGCCTCTTGGCGAAAATGGACATCAACACATTGCGCGAACTCAAGGCGCAGTCACGCACCGGGGCGACTGGATTTGGGGCTTTAAGCGAGCGCGAATTGAGCGTATTGGAAAACGCGGCAGCCATGTTGAAGACGGCGCAAAGCGAGGGAACATATTTAGAGCGGTTGATGGAGATCAGGGGTGCGATGGAGAAGGTCATTTCCTTTTCAAGTATGAAACCAGATCGCATTCGTGGTGACGGGTCTGCCCCGCCCCCGTCTAGTGGCGGGTTTCGCGTGCTGGGGCTGCGCTGATGGCACAGCAGACCTACATTGTGGAAATTGACGGCCAGCAGTATGACATCGAGGGGGATCGTCCGCCCACAGAGGCAGAGGCGCGGGAAGCGGTCGCGGCATACGCGCAACCCGCAGCCACACTGCCACCTGATGCCACACGCGGGATGATGGGGCAGAGCACCGTGGGCAGCGACCCGGACGTGCCGCAGGCGTGGACTGGTGCTGGCTTACAGGGCTATCCTGGTGTGATGACCCGAGAGAACTTCCCAGCAGTGATGGCGATGGCCGACCGGGATGCGGCCCAGAAGGTGCGCGAGGGGCGCGAAGTATTGCCTATGGTGGGCGGGGCGATAGGTGCGATGTTCGGCGGTATCCCAGGGGCAGCGTTAGGCGGGGCTGGCGGAGAAGCGATCAGTCAGATAGACGCACGGATGGCGGGGGACCAAGCGCCGTCGTCAGCGCGAGAGGCCGCAACAGACATTGGAGTCAACGGAGCCATTCAGGGCGGGATCGAGGGTCTAGGTCGTGGGGCGTCATGGCTCGGGCGACAGGCGTACAGGGGAGGGGTTGGACTACTCCCGCGCACGCTGAAGGAAAAGATCAGAGGGCCAGCCATGACCGGCGTGGACGACATGATCGACGCGGGTATCAACGAGCGTATTCCGTTGACGACTGGCGGCTCTGGCCGTGCGGCAACCCTGCGGACAGGGAACCGACAACAAGCGGACTCGATGATTCAATCGGCGCAGGATGCCGGGGCGCGGACTGTATCACCGACGACGGTGGCGCGGGAACTCGATACGGTAATTGGCGATCTATCCCTTGATGTTTCTGTGGGTCGTTCGGGGGCCAGCAGGGAGATTGCTGAGGTATTAGCGCAAGGCCGCGAACTGATCGCGCAGCACCCGAACGGTATACCCATTGTTGAGGCGCAGGCGATCAAGCGCCGTTTGCAGGCATTGTCAAAGGCGGCCTACGATTCTATGAGCCGCGGTGGCCCGGTTCCAGGGGCACAGACCGCTTCAGATGTGGCTGTCGCTACGGGGTTACGGAGAGAATTAGAGGCGATTGTGTCTGGCCTCGGAGGAGTAAACCAGCGCACGCAAGTTCTCGGGAATCTAGCTAAGGCCGCCGATCAGTCTGGGAACACCGGGCACATTTTGTCGCGGCTGGTAGGGTTAGGCGCGGGCGGGGCTGTGGGCGCTGGCGGAGGCGCGGAGGCTGGCATCGCTACCGCCCTGGCAGGCGCAGCGTTAGCTACCCCGAGGGGACTGACTCGAACAGGAGTAGGCTTGGCGCGTAGTGGGCAATACGGGCCGCAACTTACGCGGGCGCTTCAGGCGCTTATGGCGTCACACTCCTCTGAGTCGTCACAGTAGGGCCGTGATGATAAACACGACGCCGGCAATGCACGCCCACACTGTGAGCACGGTATCGGCAGCCTCTACGTCATCGTCTACCATTGCCAAAGTCTAGCAGGTTGCCGTGATTGATTTCAACTGGACGGTCGATGCGGGGGATCTCCTGGTCGCCCTTCTCGGGCTGGTCTTCGTTCCGATCGTTCGGTCGCTGGTCCGGACGCTACGCGAGATACGCGTGTCGTTCATGCAGGTGTCCGTCGCGGTATTCGGGACAGAGAGAGATTCGAGCATCGGACTGGTTGAGCGTATGAAAAAGATCGAGCGCCACTGTCGGGAGCAGTCGAACACGGTGATTCAATGAGCAAGCCCTCCAAACACCTGAGCTGGTCGGAACTGGCGTGCAAGGACGGCACACCCTACCCACTGGCCCTGAGAGCCACGCGACTCCGGGACCTTGTGGGCGCCTTTGAAGCGATCCGTGCGGGCTGTGGTGGGCTGCCTATCGGCGTGAACAGCGCCTACCGGACGCCGAGCCACAACCGGAAGATCGGCGGGGCACGCAAGAGTCAACACCTCCAAGGCCGGGCGCTCGACCTCCGGCCTCCGAATGGCTGGACAGTCGCCCGGTTTCATACGTATATCCGCGATCATGTCCCAGCGGTGCGCGGGCTGGGGCGCTACCGCAGTTTCGTCCATATTGACGTACGACCGGGGCGGAGGTGGATGCCGACGCAGACGCAGGGCGGGACAAAGGACACGCCGTGAACCCGATCACCATGTGGAAGGTCTACCGCAAGGCCAATACACTCGTAAATCTATTACAGGAGGCTGCCGTGTCAAAATCATTGTGGACATCGAAGACGTTTTGGTTCAACGTGCTCTCGGTCGCGGCGGAACTCACCCAGATACTCCCGCTGCCTCCCGGCACCGTGCTGATCGTAACGAACCTGATCAATATCGGGCTGCGCGTCGTCACCGGGGCGCCCGTGCATATCGTCGCGCCGAAGTAGCACCCATACGCCCCGCGCATGGATCGTCCCTGACCCATGCCTACATTGTATAGCTTTGCCTCTTGCCATAGGTTTACTTATGCGATAACCTACGGCACATGAAGATCAGCCTCGGGAAACGACTGCACTGCCTGCGCTGCGGGCATAAGTGGTTGCCGCGTAAGGCGGATGTGCGTCAGTGCGGAAAATGCAAATCAGCCTACTGGAACGTGCGGAAGGGGGGGAAGTGACGCCCTCCCTGTTGGCGCGGCTGCTGGCGGAAGATTTCAACAAGCGCATTCCGGGGCTGACATGGCAGAAGCCCTGACGGCATTCGGGTTGCTCGGGTTGGCCCTGATCGTCTGGGGCGCGGTCGAGGGTGTGCGGTGGATGTGGGAGAAGGGGAGCGCATGGACACAGTGACGAAGGCGACGGTGTACGAGTTGATCTCGCTCGTCAGCGCAGATATGGCGAAGGGCGGCATTGCGAAGGGGCGGAAGAACGTCCAGCAGGGGTATAGCTTCCGTGGCATTGATGACGTGTATAACGCGCTCGCGCCGATGTTGGCCGAGCACAAATTGGTGATCTTGCCCCGTATCCTGTCGCGGGAATGTGTGGAGCGAACCGCCCGATCTGGATCGGCGCAGTTTTTCGTCACGGTCGAGGCCGAGTTTGACTTTGTGGCGGCCAAGAATCCAGAGAGCCGTCATACCGTTCGGACGTTCGGAGAGGCACAGGATAGCGCCGACAAGGCCACGAATAAGGCGATGAGCGCAGCCTACAAATACGCGGCCTTTCAGACGTTTTGCATCCCCACCGAAGGGGATAACGACGCCGACGCCACGACGCCAGAGGCGACGAAGCCAGCCAAGCCAGAGGGCTACGACGACTGGCTCACGGCGTTGCAGGACGAGTCGGTGAAGGGCACGATCCCGCTGCGCGAAGCGTGGAAGGACAGCCCCGAGGCATTCCGCAAGGCGACCAGCAAGAGCGCCACGGACGCGCTCAAGGTGGCCGCTGATGGGGCCGACAAGGCGGCGGCATGAGCTACACCGTCAAGAATGACCCCCAGCGTTCGGCTGAGTGGTTTGCCTCGCGAGCCGGCAGACTGACCGGCAGCGTGGCCGACGTGCTCTACAAGGAAGGCCGGAAGAAGGGCGAGATCTCCGTGGCGCGGCGGGATCTGATCCTGAAACTGGCCTGTGAGCGCATTACCGGCATGAGCCTTGAGGAAGAATTTACCCTCCCGGCCCACATGCAGCGGGGGATCGACAAGGAGGCCGACGCCTTCGCCGCATTTGAGGCCGCAACGGGGCTGCTGGCCTCTACGAGCGGCTTTCTCAGCCATGACACCTTACAGGCCGGGTGCTCGCTCGATGGGCATGTTGGGGACGTGAGCGCCCCGGAGGCGATCCTCGAAGTGAAGTGCCCGAAGACACATACGCACATCGGGTATCTCCGGGCGGGGGTGGTGCCTCCGGCCTACATGCCGCAAGTCACGTTCAATATGTGGCTCACGGGTGCGCCGATGGCGTATTTCGCCAGCTTCGACGACCGGCTCCCGGCAGACTTGGCGCTGTTGGTGGTCGAGCACAAGCGGGACGAGGCGGCGATCACGGACTGTGAGGCGCGGGTGATCGCGTTTCTGGACGCGGTAAAAGCGGAAGTAGCGGCACTCGAAACCATGCGAAAGGAGCGGTAATGCCCAGGAACCCAGATGAGATCGGTGCGATGTGGGAGAAGACGAGCGGCAGGGGGCCGTATATGACGGGCACGATCAACGGTGAGCGCGTGGTCATGTTCAAGCAGACGGACAAGACGAACGACAAGGCGCCCGACTGGCGCGTGTTGAAGGCGAAGCCACGGGAGGCGGTGAGCCAGCCGGACGGCCACGCGGACGAGCCTGTCGCGCCGATCACGGCCGAGGACGTGCCCTTTTAGCCATGCCCGTGACCCCGGCATGGCGCGGAGTGGTGGACAAGGACGGCAAGCTGATCATGGAGCCGTCCGAGTCCTCGCTGCGGAAGTATCAGCTCCAGCGGCTCAAGAACAAGCCCGTCACCGTCACGATCAAGGCAGCGGCGCGGCGGAAGTCGTCGGGGATGTTGGGCTATTTGTTCGGCGTGGTCTACCCGATCATTGCCGACGAACTGGGCTACAAGAACTACGAGATAGATCAAGTCCACGACGCGATCATTCGTGAGCTGCGCGGGTTGCAGCCGGAGCCAAACCCGCTCAAGTTGCGCGTGTCGCTGGCTGAGATGGGGCACGAGGACGGGAGCGCCTTTGTGGACGATGTGAGGCACTGGGCGGTGACGAATTTTGGAATTATCACACCGGACGCAGGGGCCGAAGACTCCGAGCACGCGAAGACCGCAAAATAAGTGTTGACATTAGCTAAGCGGTTCGGTAGATTAGGGGCATGACAAAGACACAAGAGGCCAGCCGACGAACGGACGCCCAGATCAGGGACGCGAGCATGAAGGTCACTGCATACAAGAATTATCAGTCCGCCGTCCAACACCGGTACGACGTTTTCTACGCTGGCGAAGAGGAAATAGATCGATTGTATCGAATTTACTCTGACCAGAAGGGATAGGAGGTGTCCTTGTGAGCAGGAAACTCCACGCCGCCGTTGCCCTTGGCCGTCTCGGCGGCAAGGCCAAGTCCGAGAAAAAGACGCTCGCGTGCCGTCTCAACGCGCGGAAACCCCGGCCCCGAAAGGCGGGAGTCGATGGAGTGGCGGGCATGACTCAACCGGATCTTTTTACTCGTCAGCCAGCCTTTGACGGGGCGACCTTTGAGCCAGCGAAAGATGCCGAGCGGCTGACGGGGCAACTGGCGACGGTGCGGAAATACATGCGGGCACGCTATCCGGTGTGGCGGTCACTGGCCGAGCTTCATGAGCGCCTGAATATTCCGGAGGCAAGCATCAGCGCGAGAATGCGCGATCTCCGTAAATCGCGTTTTGGCTCCTACGTGGTGGAGCGCCAGCGCCGTTCTCCGGGCACGTTTGAATACCGGGTGCGGCCATGAGCCGCTGGGACGGCCAAGGGCAAGTCCGAGAAAAAGACCATTTCTTGCCGTCTCAATGCGCGGAAACCCCGGCCCCGAAAGGCGAAGGCATGACCGAGGACGATCTCTGTGAGTGCGGCGAGCGTATCGAGGACGAGTGCCTGCCGAGCTGCGCGTGTGCACGGTGTGAGGCATACGACCTGGAAGCCGAGCTGGACCGGATGGAATACTTCGCGGAGGAATACCGGGGGGAGCGATGGTAGGCCCGTTTCCGCCGCGTCTCACGCGGGTAGAGTTTCCCCCGCCTGAGAACCTGGACATATTCAGCTATCGGAAGGCTGAGCGGTTCCGGGAGTGGGAAGCGCGGACGGAGGCGGATCAGGCGTCTGAAGTCGTGCGGCATAGCACGGTCGAGACGGCGGCGGATCGGGTGAGGCAGACGCGGATCGCGTCGTCATGATGTTCCCGAAGCCCACCGCCACTAAAGACCGAGCGAAGCGCAAGCGGGCGTCAGCAGCCTACGACCGGGCACAGTCGGGCCTCGCGCTCACGCGCTCAGGGGGCCAGTGTGAGGCCGTGATCGAGACGGTGAACACGGCGACGAACCTGGACAACACCACGGCCACCTTCCGCGAGCGGTGTGGGAAGCGAGCGATCCATTGCCACCACATGATATGGGGCCGGGGGAAGCGTGGCCGGGGGGCGTCGGCGGAGATGGACGCGAAGCAGATATTGTGCGACTCCCATCATGCCCTCGTGCATGGCGTGGGCGGGCGGATCGAGCGGGTCGGGGACGCGGAGCCGCGCTGGACTGACGTGTATAGGCGCACCCGATGACGCCGTATTACGAGCAGGACGGGATAGTGATCTACCACGGCGACTGCCGCGAGATATTGCCGACACTGCCGAAGGTTGATCTCGTGCTGACTGATCCGCCGTATGACGCGAAGACGCACAGGGGAGCGATCACTGTAGCCGCGAGCGTGCAATCGTCTAAGGATTCTGGGGTGTCGTTTTCATGTTTGGATGACGTGCAAGGTGTGACGCTGGCACTGTTGGCTCTGAGCCAGCGTTGGGTGATCGCGTTTTGTGCGTTAGAGCAACTGGGCGCGTATGCTGCCGCTGCTGGTGGCGCATGGGTGAGAGCGGGAGTCTGGGACAAGATCGCACCGTCTCCTCAAATCACAGGAGACCGGCCGGGTCAGGCTGTCGAGGGTATTGCGATCATGCACAACCCCGGTCGCAAGAAGTGGAACAGAGGTGGAGGGGCTGGAATTTGGAGGTTTCTACCAGACAAGGGAGCAACGCGCCCAGACCATCCGACACCGAAGCCGGAAGGGCTGATGGCGTCACTGGTGTCAGACTTCAGCGACAGCGGCGACACGATCCTCGATCCGTTCATGGGCAGCGGCACAACTCTCGTCGCCGCCAAGCGCCTCGGCCGTAAGTGCATCGGCATCGAGATCGAGGAGAAGTACTGCGAGATCGCGGCCCGGAGGCTCCAGCAAGGTGCGCTCGATCTATTCGGTGCGTCCGCATGAAGACCCGAATAGCCTTTGCCGTGTTGTGCCTCGTCTCAGCCTTTAGCGCGGGGTGCTTGATGGGCCGCTGGGATACGCGCACCCTGGCCGAACGTGCGGTGGCCGCGGACTTACTCGAGCTGAGCCTGCAAGTGGCGACCATGCAGGGGCG